CTAGTTTATTTCGTGCTTGATTCAAAACCTGACACCCGACAACCGTGTTGAACAATTGTTCGATCGGAATGGTATCGCGCTTAGGCGTGTGTAGGTCAAGCACCGGTTAGCCACCGAGGGTTAGTAATGTCTGCGGGGACGCACAGTTAAGGGTGGGCCCACCCTCTTCAACCCCGCAGTTTGGGCGCTACATGGTGATGACGTTGTTTGAAGGTTTCTTATTTTGAGGGTAAGAGAGACCGCGAACCGCCGTGTGGGACAATGGGACTGCTCTTTAGTGGTATAGACGAAGTACCGCCCATTATTCAATCAAAAAGGATCTTCGTCCCCTCAACCTGGAAGTCGGCATTTAAGTGAGTGTCCGGCATGGTGAAAACCAAACCCTTGTATTAGACCACTTGCTCAAAATATTCATATCCCGGCGCTGCGGCGCCATGTACCAAAACAATTCAGCGAAGATCAAGAGCATTGGCTTGAGAATGCAATCAATCCGTTCCCAGATTATTCTGCGGAGGCGGTGAGAATGCCTTCCCATACGCCAGTCTCTACGGCTGTGAAAAATGTTCAAAAAATCATCAATATTAGTGCACCTAATGTTGGTGTCGTAGCTGCGACTTGGACAGCTAACGTGTTTCTTATGCCCGTCGATGGCATACCTGACATTGCTTATGGCGACGTCCTTTGGACGGCGACAACAACTGCATCCACCATTACTAATCCTAGTGATGCGCCTGGCACAAATGGGGTTCTCCTAATTGTGACCGCGTGGGATGTAGCCGGCGAAGAACGGGCCAACCCCTTTTCATCCTCCTTTCAACCGGCGACTGCCAATTGGCAGACGCTGTCGTTAGGGGACGCTTGGAATGGCAATGGCCCGGCGCGGCTCTCGTCCTGCGGGTATGAGATTGTTGATAACACGCCACAACTTTATCGGGGAGGAAACATGGTTAACTGGAGGAAGAGTTCGACGGCTGCGGAAGCCCCCATGCAAGTGCTCAATGGAACGCACACGGAGTTGTTGTCTGATACTCGAATTTTTTCAGGCTTCCCGGATTCACTCGCAAATGCGTTTCGAATTCCCGGGGCAACTTCGACGCGCTTTACTGAGGGCGCCTACGTGGTGGGTTCTCTGAACAAAAATAAAGAAGATTTTGAGACACCCTCCGGTTTTAGTGGGGCGTTGATGTGCGCGTCGCGACCTTTGACAGGTACCAATTCTGCTCTGTTCACTGGAGCAATCCCCCCTTTGACAATTGGGGCGGTTGGCACCAACCAATGGTATTGGCGTCCGTACACTTACACCCACCTTGACCAGAGCGGTTCTTTTTGCACTGGGCTCAGCCCAGAAACCACGTTCGCCGTGACTCTTAAGGCCACGATCGAAATTTTGCCAAACGCCACTTCAGTTCTGATTGATTTCACAGCTCCGGCGCCCCCCTTCAGCCCAAAACTTGAGGAGTTGTACACCTCAATGGTTGCCCAAATGCCCCCTTCTTCACCAGTCGGTGACAACGCGTCGGGCGATTTCTTCAAGAGGATGATCAAAATAGCGACGCCTATCATATCCACAATGTTCCCAACAGCGGCACCGGTTGTTAACTCGGTTGCTTCTTTGGCAAACAAGGGTATTGATAAGGTGCAGGCTAATCGTCAACGGAAGAAAGAGACCACCGTTAAAGGCAAGAAGCAATCGGAGGCGGCCGTCAGGGCAGAGATCAAACGCTTGCAAAAGCTTCTCAACTGAAAGTGCTTTAAGTCATACGCTAGCTCTCGCGTTATAAATTGAGCCGTACTTGGGCCTGAGGCCATATACACGTTATTTTTAATTTTTCTTACATATACGCTAGCTCTAGCGTCTAAATTGAGCTGCACTATAGACATACGCTAGCTCTAGCGTCTAAATTGAGCCATAGACCTTTCGCGCGCGCATAGATTGCTATCACTGTCGGAACGAGGGCTATGAGAATCGACGGAACTACCACTAGAAAAGGGCTATTCACTTTGAAGGCGTGTACCGACAATCCAAGTCCCGAGGGGCGAGGCTCACAAGGCCGACGTGTTGTTTCGAAAACCGGAGGAGTGTTTATTCCCTAGCTAGTGGCCTGACATGACCATAGGACTGCGACCGAATCGGTTGGGAGCCTAAATTTCCCTGACACTTGGCAAAGACCAGATCCTTTAATTCTCTTCAATATGGCGACAACTACCAATATAACGGAGAAAAGGATGGACGAAGGAAGCAATATCGGAAGTAACCGCTCCGTGAAGTACGATGGGCCTGACTCACCCATCAAGCGTTCCGGGAAATACATGAATTTGGACATGTATTTGTATGAATCCCGAAGAAACAATAGCCTCGTTACGTCTCACCATTTCCTATCTAGGAAAGAGCGCAATAAGCTGGCGCATGCACTGAACGGCAATACGAAGTGGAATGAAGTTTGCGTTCGGCCGCGCCAGAAAGATGGTGCCCTCGATGATTTGTGCAAGAAACACAGTCATAGGAAGCGAGCAACGAGCCAGCAGGAGGAGAAGAAGAAAGAAGCCGAGGGAGCAAAGCGAAGAATCCTTGAAAAATTTACTGAAGTGTGTAAGTTGGCCAACTGCACCATCGCCGAACACCTCCACCCCGAAGAGGAAGACAATGAAGATTACTCGACTTTTAGAGGCTCCAACACGAGCCACCCGAGCAAGCTCCAGTTGATTCCAATCGAGTTGGATGTTGTGAATGGCATGGTGGACTGGGATTGCCTGTTAGATTTGGAAGCCAGGCATGTCAACGGCGAAGTGTTTGATCTTAGACACAACGCATCACCGACAGGAGAGGACCACCATCGATGTAACTATTGTTTGCGGTTTGTGGTGCGGCTCAGTGGAGCGCATCACGTGGATCGGAGATCCAGGCCTTGCTATGAGTGTTATGGACTTGACACACCGGCATGGTACATACTCGAAGACAAGAGATCATCTTTGGTCGCACCCGACCCATACGACGAGGATGAGTTGCTTCCGAGGAAGCCTCATGGTTCGCCACAAAACATTTATACCTCCGACGACGAAGAGGAAATAACAATTACACATAAACACATGCGTCAACTCCAACCGCGGGGACCCCTCGTCAAGGTCGCTACCCACCCTACATCTACACCCACAGTTAAATTACCATTAATTCCAACCATTCAAATGCCACAACCAACTAATGAATTGCCCTCGGCCCCTAGTCAAACCGAGGCTGTTCTAGAACCTGTGATCCTGGATCCACCAGCTCAATCACAGCCAGCTCAGAGTGAGCCGCCTGCTGTTTCGTCCTCACCAGTCGAGATTTCAGAGGAACTGCCAGAAGTGGCGCCCATCGAACCAGTTTTCATTGACGCAGTCCTACCTCCTGCTCCCGTGGAAACTGTTGTTGACATTTTCGAACCAGGGGTGGTTGAGGATGTTGTTCCTGAAGATGGGGGACCCGCGTCAAATAATATACAGAATTTCATGCTTATGACTATATACAACCCTGTGTTCAGGAGTGCATTGAAATTGCTGTCGGGTTTAAACAAAAAAATGAAGCGAGTGATGATGTGGTGTGTATTGCTGGTGCAACTGCTGGCTTTCCCGCCCTCATGGTTTTGTGCTTTTGTCCTTTTTATTATCTTCTATCTCATGCTTATCCCCTATTCAGTGTACGGGTTTTTGTTCTCTAACAAACCTGTTGTCAAATCCCTGTTGACATTTGAAACAAAAGCGGAGCCGGTCACGCCGAGGCCGTATTTGAGCTACTATATATCAATTCAGCTCGTACTGCCTATTACGGTTTTGTGGTTCGGTTTCGACATGCTTCTTTGGCCGACTCTGTGCATTATGCTTTCCGCCCTTTTGGAAAGCGCGTTCGGCACGGTGTTTGGCTATGCCTCAGGGATGGCAGTTTTCCAGCTGGAAAACATTCTGTGCTTTATCTACCTGTTTTTCACGGCGAAATTGTTCGGGAAACTGACCACGGGTTTTTCCTGCAGTCGGAGATACCGAATCGTCGATCCGGATGAACAACCGGGTAAGGGAAACAGGCCGAAAAAAGCCTCATTTGGGAAAGTGGAGTACACCATGGATATCAAAGACATGGTGGTGACGGAAGTGTATAGTTTTTCAATTGATTGTCTGGCTATAAGCTATGATTTTTTCGCAGTCGACCTTAAGGAACGTAAGATTTGCGGCACGGCCTTTCTTGACGAGGCAGCTGTGAATACAGGCAGACTGACGAGGAATGAGCTGAAAAGCAGTGTTCAAAAATCTATTGAGAAGGCTGGGTACATCGAATGGGACAGGGAATACATGGCGAAACACTCCGTGATGAGAAATACCGTTGAAGCGATTGTTGCGTACAACGACTCTCACGATGTTGAGGACGTCAAAAACCCATTGTCAAAACTCAATTTTATCCTAATGGGCGCCAGCCATATGCGCCCGTGGTGGACGGTGGGCCGGGTCAATCAGGTGATATGCTTTTTCTCCATGTTGTCGATTGGGTTCGGTTTTATTTTTATGGCAATCAAATTCGTTGCGTTCGTCCAAACTCTTTTTGCTCTTGCCGGCTCCCTTCTGGGTCTTGCCGGGTCCTTTTTGGGCATGAGTGCGGCCCTCATCAAAAGCGTCAATTTTCCTCCTGTTGCGGTTGCATATGATATGAACCCGGAAACCTACCCCCCTGTGGGCTCTTTTGGTTACCGGGTTTATGATGACATTGCTGGCCGCTGGGATGAAGATCATGACGAGTGGCTGCCCATGAAGACTAATGAGGTTGGCGATAACAAGGATTTGCGGATTTATCAGGACATCAAGGTCGCGGACCCGCGAACCATTTCACGGAAAGTAATGGGGTGCTTTGCCCCTTGGACAATTCCCGGCATTTGCATGCCGGAGGTCGATGGCAACTGCCCTCTGACGTTCTTTCTTGGGCTTATTCATCGTGGAGCGGGTAAAACCCCCACGCCGGATCAGGCAGTCCTGGATTCAAAGAAAGAATATGTTGTCGAAATACTTGAATCAATGGTTCCGCCGGCGAGTGAGGATGAGGTACTTGATGTTGAGGAAGCCCTTGCTGGGACTAGCTATACGGAGGCTAGAAAAGAAACGATCCGAGGGTGGGAAGACGACGCGATCGAGTTTGATGAGGCTGCTGTGAAAACAACTGCTTCGTTTGGCAAGAAAGAGAAGTCCAAGACACCCGACAAACATGGGCGTACCATTCATGGGGCGCATGAGATCACGTGGGCAGGAGGTATTTTCGGTAGTTTGGGTCGGTTTGTCAAGACCCTGGAGCATGTGGTTTATGCGAGCATTCCCGCGAACATAAAACAGATGAAACCAGAAGAACAGAACGAAAAGATTTCCAACCTGGGTCCGGGCTCTAAGACGGCAAACGACTTCTCTTCCTATGAAGCCTCCTTTTCCCGGGAGGTCCAGGAGTCGGCCCAGTTTGTTGCGTATGACCACTATTATCAAAACACGAGCTATGCGGAAAGTGTTCCGAAACACGCACGGACCATGCTCGGAGGCCAAAATACCCTGAAAACGAAATTCGGAAACGGAAGCATCAGAAACCTGAAGTGTTCAGGCGACTTTGACACGTCTTTCTCAAACTGGTTCGACAATTTTTGCACTATTTGCCATATTTTTATGGTTAAATTTCAAGTGCATTGGACTGATTGTATGGACTGGATCTTGTGCGAGGGAGACGACAACATCACTGATGATCACGGTTTCGAATTGACTAATTTGGACTTCGAAAAATATGGAATGACGGCGAAAGTTGAGGGACCGGGTGAGGGTTTGTACATGGAACTGGAAGATGCAGGGTTCTGTCAGAAGCATATCAACCCTATTACAGGCACACAATTTGGCGATCCCATAAGGTATTTGGGAAAAACTGTTGACATACCAATTGAATATATCGATGCTAGGATGAGCAAGAAATTGGGTATGATGAAAGCCAAGTCGATGAGCACCCTTGCGACTATGCAGGATGCGCCTGTCATCTCGGAGTACGCGTGGCGCTTGTTGGAACTTACGGAGGGAATTTATGTTAGCGAGAAGATGCGGAAAAAAGCAGCCAAGTGGGGCGCACCAATACTCTCCTTCTCGAACTTCAGGAAGCCAGTCATCAAGCACGCGGATAGGCTGGCGGTTTCGGAGGTTTTCGGGTTTACTTTAACCCAGCAGGCTGAGTTCACTCAGGCATTGTTGGACTGGAAGGGAGGACCGTTGGTTTTGCCGTTGGGGTGGTTCCCTGACGTCTGGGTTCGGTACTACGACGAGTACGCGACTCATGAGAAGGAGTCGGATTACCAAGGATGGGGCAATCCGGGCTTCTATGATTACTTCGTTGGCCGCCTGTCTCAGGTGACTAAGTGAAGGTTTTAATGGACTTGTGCAGGGGCCGATGCACTTGTTCTCACGAAATGGCCGTTGAGCTGAC